TTGGTGTACCCAGCGTCGGACCACACTTTCGGTCAGCTTCATTTCGCGGCAGACTTGGCTGACGCTGACGCCTTGCTCGCGCACCATGCGCGCCACCTGTAACTTGAACGCTGGATCAAAGGTTCGGCGATTCTTGGTTGTGTCGGTTGTCTTGTCGGTCATCTCTTCATGTTCCTTGTCGGGGGGAAAACACCCGATCAAAGTGTCCATTTAAATTTGACCACAACACATGTATTCTTTTGCATCTTTAATGGCTTTATCCATTCTCTGCAAAGAAGACTTTGGCTCTGCAATGCTTCGCACTGTGCAAATCTCTTTAATGAGCCCTCTTGCGATTACCAGCTCTTCATACAGGCTTGCAATAAGGTCTCTTTGTTTTTGTGAATCCATAACAACCTCGTCTCGTTGCTTGTCGGGTTATTGGTGGTAGGCGGTGACGATTCCGCTTTTCGGGAGCGACCCTAGCCACTGACAATACAATTAGGTGTGGTGGCCGGTGCTGCCACGGCATTCTGATACTTCAGAACGGCGGGGACTCACCGAAGTGAGTCTGGTTTCCGGCTTGCCCGTTTCTCACGGGACGCTTTGGCGCGCAGGTCAGCATCCTGCATTCACCACGAATTTACTCTATCACACTCTGGCATCCTTAAACGCCTGCGCGTCACGGTTGCGCAATTGGTCAAGCGTCAGCCACTCGCCCCTGTCGTTGTAGAACTCATCGGGAGACATGCCGCCATCACGAATCAGCCTGGCGCGCGTTTCTCCGACAATCTCAGCTTGTCGCGTGAACGACTGCCGGGAGAGCCAGTCCTGGTAAGTCGTATCAGCCGGAACCTGTCCATCCATACTGGCGCGCGAGCTGTCCTTGATTTCGCCGACTTTGATACCCAATTCCTCGGACGATTTCAGTATGTATGTTTCGGTGCTACGACAGCAAAAGTGGATTTTCCCCGGTCCCTGCAAATAAGGCACCTTGTGCCCTATCGGTTTGTTATCCAGCGTGTACTTGAGGCGGTCGCGGATCCGACAATCCTTTGATGTCCGGTTATCCAAAGTGGATAACCACTGCTTACCCTTCAGAATGTGGTCGTTCGCCGACGCAAAGCTTTGTCTTGCTGTTGATGCAAGATGCCCTACTGCTGTTTTCGCTATGCTGGCCGCATTGGCCCGGCTCATCTGAAGCGCACCATCCTGGTAGCCGCGGTTAGCATGTCCACGAACCTTTTTTGCGATCTGCTCATGCGTATCGCCCAGGAGAAAACCCTGCCGCACCGTATTGGATATGCGCGCCATACGATCAGCTTCGAGGTTGCTGGCCCATTCGCTTAGCAACCGCCCCTGAAATGGACGCGCCATCGCCGCGGCATAAACTGCATCCGGGGAGATGCCAACCAGTGGATGAAGAGCCAGAACATCGTCGGGAATGGCAAACTGGAAGAGGCTCATCTGAAAACTGGCCTCATGCTTCGCCAGCTCCTGCAGCTCGGTAGAGAGGGCTGCATACATGGACTGTATGGCATCCTTGTTTATGGCCCTGACACTGACCAGTAACGCTTCCAGACGCGAAACGGTAAAACTCTCGGGATCCAGCGTATCGATAGCCACCAGCAGCCTGGCGGTAAGTTCGGCGTCGCTGTCATTCAGAACTTTTATCATCCTGTTGGCAACGCCGGTGCTGTAGCGACTAACCCATATAGCGTGGGCTATGGATTCATCCTGCAGTTTGTCATTCGCCGTTGCCATTATTGCCACCAATCAGGTTAGGCGCGCCGTTACGAATAGCGTCAATGACAGTTTCAGGGTCGTCAGCAGGATCTATCAAGTCAAGCCTCTGCAGAGCTCTGACCATATCCGTGTCGCGAATCGCACCGGACTGCCAGGCATTGACGATTGCCGTTACCATGCCGGATTCAGCGACTTTGGCGATAAACTCCTGATTGATGCTGTAACGGTATTCCTCGCCTTTTATGCCGAGATATCTGGCGCACCAGCCGAGCGCCAGCGTATAGGCCTCCGAGACATTGGAAACGCAAATGCCGAGCACCGATGTGGATGCGGTTTGCTCGCCGCTGGATTGCGTGGCGGTTTTAACCGCGCCGTTCTGCTCGATAAGCCGGGCGCCAAGCTGAACAGAATAATCACGCTTACTGTCCATCGCCTCTTTAGCCAGGGTGTTTGGTTGCGCCTGAGCATAGGTAAAACTCCCCTCCTTCGGCAGCAGGAATGGAGAACGAGAACCGACACGAATTCCCTTATCCTGCAGCCAGTCACGCCAGGCGGTATCAAGACCGGAAATCACCGGCTGAACCTGACCGCAGAAAAATACGCTGTCTTCGTAATCCGCCGAATTTCGATAATGACCAAGGTTAATTTCAACGAGGGCGGCTAAAGGCGACTCGTCGATGCTGGGATCGTTATTTTGTGCGCCAACGAAGGTAAAGGGGATCTCATCCCAAAAATCCTCACCTTTAGGCTTCGGGTGATACTCAGAATCGACAGAAAAAGACCCTGCATCGGCCGACTTTCGCCACACCCTGCAGATAAACTTGCCATCCTCCAGGGCAAGTTCCCGATACTGGATTTCATCCTTGTACGCAAAACCATCTTCCTTTTCCATGCATTCGCGTAAAACCACCAGCACCAGTTGATCACGTCCATTGATACGTTTGGTACGCCAGTTAATGATGTTCTCCGCCTGATAGCGAAGGATAATCGCCTCATCAGTCCCAGCTGCATAATCCGTATACAGCCCCTCGCGCGCGGCTTCCAGAATATTTTCTGTAACCTGCTGGGACTGCTGATAGATACTGGCACCAGCACCATCGGCGTTATCACGAAGATAATTCAGCTTATCCGGCGCGGTCATGGTAGGGTCTTTTCGGAATGCCAGCCCCAGCAAACCCACTTTTGTATTGCCCGTTATCGCGTAGAAAACGGCGCGCTGAATGTAATCGGCATTGCGCTTTTTATTGCGAGCAGACTTATCGGAGGGATCCAGAAAAGGGAGGTATTCATTCCCGGCGGCCTTTACAGCATCAGCCCCTTTGCACAAGTCACGAATTTTTTTCCACACGGGCATCGCCGCCCTGACCTCAGGGCGGACGTAAGTAATATCATTATTGGCCATCAGAATGTCGTGTCCAGTGAAATAGAGAATGCAGGTCGAACGATTGGGAATTGCTTCACAATGAAGTAACCAGCGCCATCGTTGGGGTGATCGTTATCGCTCTTTTTATCCGGCTCGCCGTTTTTATCCCACACCTGTTGTTCCAGGCAGTCGGCATAGACCGGGCAACGGGCCACATTCACCTTGTACCGGCGATCGCCATTACCATTGCAGAACATGGCGTTCATGGAGTTGATGCGGTCCTTTACCGGCGGGTTAGCATCATCAACGATGACGTTAAATCCGGCCTGTCGGAGCTGCTCAATATCTGTTTTGCTGGCGTTGTTTGATTTCCTGGAGTCACCAGAGGCATCCGGGTAAATATAAATCTCGCGGACCTTACGGTAGTCACCGTCGGCATACAGCCAGAAACGTTCCTTGATGATGCGTATCATGTCTGGCGTATCGTAAGCGTTGATAATCTCTGTTACCGCGTGTGGTAAGCCGAGCCGCAATACATGGACGATCCCGGCCATCTTCCCGACGTTGAAATCCATCCCGATATACAGCGCTTCACCTGGCTGCTCTTCCTCACTGGAATTATTCAGCACTCTGTCGAACTGATGATAAATGGTGCCGCTGGTCAGGTTAGTAAACTGGCCGTTCAGATATGCCTTGATCAATTCCGGCGGGTAACTCGCCAGAAGCGAAGGAATATAGTCGTCCGGCAGGTTCTTTTCGTTGTCGAATGTCGAAGCCTGTACCAGACCATACATCGACCTCAGTTCAGGCTTTTCCCTCACAGCCTTAACAAACTGGTTATAGACGAACTTAAATCCTTCAGGTGTGGTAGTCACGTCAATGCCATTACGCAGACCATCAACTTTATAACGCATACGCGCGATTATTTTTCGCCACGCCTGACGCGCCTTATCCGCTTTCAGAACGTCGAGTTCATCCACCAGCGCATTGCCGATTTTAAAGCCTACTATCGTGTCGGGCTTTTCCATCGACCGACAAATTGTCGTGCCGCGGTACTGGCGCCCACTGTAGAAATGGACCTCTTTGTTGCTTTCAACGATTTTGACTTTCAGTCCCCAGTCGTGAGCAACTTCTTCCACCGTGGGGTAGAAAATATCGCGGATCTGAGGATAAGTCGGGGCAAAGTAGCCTTGGTTTATTTTGGGGAACTCCCAGAACCCTTTGCATATTCCACCGCAGCCAACCCATGTCTTACCGGATCCAAAACCAGCTACATAGGCTTTGAACTTCTGCTGCATAGCCAGAAAACGAGCCTGGGGAACGTTAAGCGTCGGAGCTATCGCCATCCTCTTCCCTCACTCGCGCATCGACTACGTTGATATTGATCGCAACTGGCGTTGGTTCGTCATCTTCTGGGTCAGCGGCCAGCTCTTTACGGAGCTTGTCGATCTCCAGCTGCCGGCGCTCGATTTCAATCTGCTGTAGACGCTGGGCGAACTCACTGTCAGCCAGGCCGAGACGTTTCATCACCGCCTCGTACATGCGCTCACGGCTGATGGCGGTTATCTCAACGCCATTCTTACCAAGCTTCACACCGGAATAGGCAAGCGCAGCATCCGGCGCCAGCTTGCGCGTATCGGCGAAGAAAGGCTGGCCGATGCCATCACCATTACAGCGAGGACATTTCGGGTTAGGCGAGCTGGTATGGTCGTAACCGTAGCCGCCTCTGTCGTTTGGCTCTTTCCCTTTCTTCGCTAAAGCCTCAGCCAGCTTCTCTTCGAACTCAACCGCATCGCGCCATTGATACTGGTGACCGAAGCCCCAGCAGTAACGGCAGCTCCCGCGGCGATACTGAGAAAGTTGGTTGGCGTCGAATGTTGCCAGCCGCCACATCTGCTCAAGCACTTCATCAGCGCTGCCAAGCGTGCGCACAATGGATGCTTTCTGCTGCTGCGCAATGGCCTGCGCAACTGAAGTTTTCTGAAGCAGCTGATAGCCAATTTGTTCAGCAGTCTTCTTGCTGTACCCGGCACGGATAGCGGCCTGCGTGGCGTTGTGGTCCTTCAGGTATTCTGCGACAAATAAACGTTGCTGATCGGTGAGGCCATCATCATCCACCAGCTCTTCTGCGCACTTTTCCTTTTGCGCAGTGCGCAGTTTCTTCTGCGCAGGTTTTTGCGCAGTTTGCGCAGTGGGTTTCTTGATGTATCGGCGGGCAGTAGCGTAATTCAGTCCCTGCGCTTCACACCAATCCTTCGGTGATACGCCGGTTGCGGCATGATCGGACAGGAACCGTCGCTGAAGCTCGCCCCAGTCCGGTTTTGCCATGGATTATTCCTATTTAACGTGAGGGAGAAAAAGGAATTACTGATTCTCCATAAAATATTCACTTTTATGTTTTGGAATTAAGGCTCTTTAGTTCAGGAGTTATTATGAAAAGAATTATGCTTGCTGTTTTTGTGATCTGTGGTGCGCTGTCTCTTTCAGGATGTTTCCTTCCCCCTGGGCCTCATAGCGGCGGACATGGTGGAGATCACTTCCATGGTCCAGAGCATCGTTAACCGCCTGAGGACTTTCATTTTACAGAAATGAAAAAGGCCGCAAAATTATGCGGCCTTTGGTCACTACCAACCAGCGTATAAAGAATCTCTCAGGAGCCAACAGATAGAGGTGCATCTATCCGGCTAACTAACCTCTGGCGTTCTGATGTTGGCAGGCAGAGACGTTATGAGAGTATTGAGTATTTCAAAATACACCGGGAGAAACAGACAATGATATCAGTCCATTGTCTGACGGGCATTATCACAGGCACTCAATGAATACCTGCTGTAATGCGGTCAGATACCAGTTTATAACCTGACCAAATGTTACTTAGATCACAATCCATAGAACCACCCACCAATGCCAAAGGCTGCAGCGATCACCAGACAAGCAATTGCCGTTTTAGGCATTAACACACCGTAAAATGCAGGAGACAATCCCAGGAATAAAACCATTAGCACTGGCCACATACTAAGCAACAGGAAAAAGTAGCCATTTATACCACCGCTGCTAAACGTCACATTCACTCCAAACCATTACCCGGACTTTCCATAGC